TTGGTTTAGGTTGTCCCTTTTTAGGTCCTCTTTTATAATACTCAACGGGACTTTCCTCTTCTGATTCTGGATCAGGAGGTACTTGTTGTGTCATTACGCTGTTATTGTCTGAATCATCGGCATTAAGTTCATCCTTGATTTCATTCAAAACTCTCATATTTTCGGGATCATCTAATGTGTATTCGTTTTCAGGATCCTTAATTTCAATAATTCTAGAATTGGTATCCGAGATATTATCAGGAATTCGTGAAAATTGTACCTCGGGTTGAGGTGGGGGTGGAGGAGAAGGATTTTCCTTCATTTCTTTTTCTTCTTCATTATTATAAACTTTCTCTGGTTCTGATTCAGAACTAGAATCGTATTCAGAATCTGATGGTTCTTGATGAGGAGCCTGTTGTTGCATCATGGCTTGCAACATAGCTTGTTGTTGTGGTGTCATTGTTTGTTGTTGTTGAACAAATGAACTTGGTGCAACAGGTTCTTGTTGAATAGGTTGTTGTTGTTGATAATACTGTTGATTACTTTCAACTTCTTGTTGTTGTGGAGTATTCATTAATTGGTTTACCTTTCTTGATCTTTGATAAAGATAAACACAAACTACTACAAGACCAACAATACTAATAGTTATTACCTTATTGTTGCTTACAAAACTAACAAGATTTCCGAAAATATTAACAGAAACTTTATCACCCTTCCCTTTTGTTGAGACAGATTTATTATCAGCCATTTTAATTAATTGTCACTTAATAATATATTTATCTATAACGCGCTTTAAATATTATTTCTTTTTAGCACGCATTTTTTCGTATTTATTTACAACATTTATGAATGTCGGACTTTTAATCTTTTTACCAGATTGCTTTGATAATTTTTTATTAACTTGATCATGAACTAGATATGTCCAATAAGCTAATTGGAGCCGTGTTTCGAGATAATTATCTAGCGGAAGAATCTTTAAAAATTCTCCATATGATTGTCTACAATGAATGCAAGGTAAAACATATTGTAAATCAGTATAAAACTTTTTGTACCTCTCTTTATCTACTGAGTTCGGTTTTAATGGATATTCAAATGCGAAAGAATGAATAGTTACCCATGCTGATGGACCCCATAATTTTGTGTTCATACTGATATATTTGCAGAAAAAAGGATAGATTTTTATAACGATTAATAGTAATAAAAATTTTTATATAGAATAAATATATAAGATGAAGAAACCTCAAGAACATGCTGATATTTTTGGAGGCAGTGCTGTCGCCGAACTTAAATTCGACAGAGATTTTCAAATTTTAGAGACTGGAAATGAAAAATACCAAGTACAGTTTATCAATCCATTATTCCGTGGAAAAAATGGATTGGTTGTTAATTATGCACCTTGGTGCCCTCATTGTCGTGATATGGCTCCAACAATGATTAAACTTGCTAATTTGACACGTGGATTATATCCTGTCGGAGCAATCAATTGTTATGATGACACAAGAGGCAACAATTTGCTAGCCGATTACTTGAATATTACTGGATATCCTACAATTAAATACTTAGACCAAGGCAACTTTAAGGATTACACTGGTGGTCGCGAACTCAAGGATTTCTTACGATTTTTGTGTGTCGAAAATGGATTATGTGAATTAGTTTAAAAAGATTTCATATATGTATTTAAATGAATGTCCCAAACGAACTCTTAAATAGAATTGTATATTTTTTATCACTAAAATCTGTTGCTAAGTTCAATACTGTTTTGAATGTGTATTCATTATCAACAGATGAAATCAAAAGCTTATACAGTTCAAAAAGTTATAATATTATAGATGCAATAGAATCAAATAATATCAATTATATTAAACTATTAATATCATACAACATTAATATTGAATATAGTGATTCAATATATTCATGTTCGAATTTACAAATAGCAGCAATTAGTGATAAATTAGAAATAGCAAAAATCCTAATTAATGCTGGTGCTAATGTAAATTATTGTGATAGGCAAGGTGATACACCTTTAATTGGTGCAGCTCGCTCAGGTAATAAAGATATAGTTGAACTCTTGATAGCGAATGGAGCTGACATAAATATTGATGGTATATATTTTTGCACACCTTTATTTTGGGCTTGTAATTTTAATCACAAAGAATGTGTCGAACTCTTGATACAATCAGGTGCTAACATGAATATAAGAAATGATGAAGGTAAAACACCTATTCAAATAGCCTCACAAAAAGGATATAACGATATAGTTGACTTACTCAATAAAAAAATGATTATTTAATGAGTTAGTTTCTAAAGTACAATGAATATCCCAAACGAACTCTTAAACAGAATTGTATATTTTTTATCACTAAAATCTGTTGCTAAGTTCAGTACAGTTTTGAATGTGTATTCATTAGCAACAGATGAAATCAAGAAACTTTGTGATGGATGTGATTTGTTATATGCTGTTAGAAATCATAATAGTTTAACATTAACTAAGTTAGTATTACTTCATAATAAATGTGATGTTAACAAAGGTTTTACTTTTCAAAATATGACAGCATTACAATTTGCATCATATAATGATAATTTTGAAATTGTGAAAGCCTTAGTTAATGCAGGAGCTAATGTAAATCACAGAGAAAGATATTATGGTATTACAGCATTAGATTGGGCAACAAAAAAGGAAATAATAAAATTTTTATTGAATGTAGATGGTATTGATGTTAATATTGCCGACTACGAAAATCATGCAACAAAATTACATTGTGTTTGTGCGGAAAATACTTGTGATAAAGAAATTGTTGAACTCTTGATTAATCGTGGTGCTGACATAAATAAAAGAAATAAATTAGGAGAAACAGCTTTATATTTAGCGTCTTTTAAAGGACATGAAGATATTGTTGAACTCTTAATTAATCGTGGAGCTGACATCAGTATTCTTGACAATAATGGTAAATCATATCTTGACGTAAAACCAACACAAAATTCCCTTTTTCACAAAATATCTAAAATGTTTAGTTCTGAATAACAAAAAAACTTTAATACACACGCATAAGCTTTCTTTTTTTGTTACTAAAAAATAAAGATGTCTCTTGATAATGATAAAGCTAAAATTTTATTGGCTATTACAAAAATAGTAGAAATTCAGCACAATGCTAAAGAACTTCATCTTGAAATTGAATCCTCAGTTCGTTCCTTTCAAGATGAACTGAAAATCCCACGAAGAATGCCAGAATTTTATCAGATGTCAATGGAGTTTGATCAGAAAGATAAAGAAAACATCGAACTTCTTGAACAACTTAGAACACAAATAAATCAAAAAATTAATATAACACACATTGATTACATTCCAAATTATATTGCTTATACAAGTCTTTTAGAAACTATGCTTTTTAATTCTAAACTTATTCACGAATATATTTCTGTTATTAAAAAGGATTACTTCAAATTGAAAGCTTATTTTCATTCTAATGAAAATAACGATTTGCAAATAGTTGCTCATGAAAACATAAATGCATTTCTTTATGGTCCACGATTTCTTAGTTTACAATCTGCAATTAGTGACACATACAAAGCGCTATTAATCATAATACGCCAGGAAGTTGAGAATCGCAATAAAGCTGATGTAGAATTCGATTTCATAAAAGAAATGCAAAATGAAACAGCATATAATAAATATATTCGTATTTTTCCCAAAATGTATAGTAAACAAAAGGAAAAGTTAAGTAATTTTCAATTAATTACTTATAATGTTACCAGAGATGCCTATGTATTTCAACGAAATAAGATAATAAAGGATATTTATTGTTCAATCGGTCAAAATATTGATCAAGAAACTCATGCTCGTTTTGGTAGAATATTAAAAGAATTCGAAAATGATAAGAATTTACTTAAACCAATTCTGGCTGCAGAAAATGATCTGGAACCACAATTTGATAATTTTTACCAGTATTTTGTGTTATATCCATTTAATACTCAATCAACAAAAACTCTTAATCTCGAAAACGTAATCAAGGATCTTGGTTTAAATGAAGACATTGACTTTAATTTATCACTCCAGTCTCAACTCCAAGAACTTCAACAAAATACTGGATTAGCATTTATAGTTTTGAATAAATATCCAAATAGTTCGATTGCGAGTATATATCATGATATATACGATCCCGAAACACGAGAATTGAACAAAATAATTGCTGAGAAAATTAGTAAAATAAAGGAAATATCTTATCAGTTAACTACTGTTTCTGGCTTTTTGTATAAAAATATTACAGAATTAAGAAGTGATAAACGAATATTACAAGAAGAAATTGATGATTTAATAGCTAAAAGAGACAATGGATTATCAACAAAACGGGCAAATTTAAAAAAGAATATTGGTGCTGTTGAATTACCTGTTCCAATTACATTAGAAAATATAACAAATAATTATTCAGATACCATTATCTTTAATCCTTCTAGTAATGATCCGAATGGGTATGTAGTATTGTTTATGACTGACGATAATTCTTTTGAAATACTTAAAGATACAAAAGGCAATGGTATATTTACTTTCTTTGTTGATATACCAGGAAGTGTTGGATTATATAAACTTTTAAGAGAACGTTATTCGCTAAACAAACTTAGTTTTATTCAACCATCGAGATACTTAAATAACTCATTGGATGAATTTAAGAGAATGGATGATACTTTACAAAATATTAATATCGGTTATGAAAGTTTCTTAACTGTTTATGGACAATTCAAACAAAAAATCAAACCGATAGAACGTATTAAAGAAATAAATAATCATGTTACAGCAAATCTAAAAAATACTGATGATATTAATGTTGCTGGTTCCGAGGAAATGCTTAAAATGTCTATATTTGAACGACTTCTTGTAAGATACATGAATACCTTACGCGAAACTCCACTGAAAGAATTATTAGACAGTATTGTTCACAAATATACAAAAGCTGCAGAAATGTATACTGAAATAACAGGAAATGAATTTCCATATAACAATACACTTAATGAATTGAATAATTCTTTCTTGAGTGCACTCAAAAATGCAAGCATAGCATACGTTCTTAAATTTGACGAAATGTTCTTACAAAATCTAAAAAATACTGATACAAATTATTTGATTTCAATTAGTAAAATGGTAGAAATCAATAAAACATTTAATATAGAAATATTTTTGAATAAATTTTATTCTAAATTACAAATTCAGTTAAAACGTTTTAGCGATTTTATTATTAGTCAACAGTTACAAAACAACGCTTTAGTTAAATTGCGCAAATTAAATCAAAAACAAGCTGATGAATTAAATAAAAAACTGGATAATTTAAAAATGTTTTAAAGATAAAAATGTAATTAAAGGCAATGGGGAGACACAAAAACATAGTCTATAACAAAGATGACATCAAAAAGCTCACAAAGGATGATAAAGTCAAGGTAAATAAGAAGTCTAAAAAGGAGGCAAAAGAAGAAGAAGTTGTTATTGAAGACACAGAAAAAAATGGAATTGTTGTTGATTTGTATGAACAACCTTCTGAAAGTCTTAACGAGACAAAATGTCTTGTCTCGCTGGTAACAAGTCAATGTCCTCCGATTAAAACTCTTTTTGAGACTCTAAATGGTATTTTGAGTAATATTAATTTATATTTTACTCCAGAAGGAATATTTATTAGAGCTCTCAATCGGGACGAAACAATCAATGTTAATGCCGAGCTTCTTTGCGATAGATTCGAATATTATCATTGTAAAAAGGATGAACATATTGTCGGAATCAGATTGGTGAGTTTTTATAAAATCATTAGTACATTAGGTGCAAATAATGTACTAACTATGTATGTTGATGAAAACTCACCAGAACGACTTAGTACTCGAATCGAGATCAAAGAACGCAATACAATTCATAATTATACTATTAATCGTTTGAATATTAAAGTATTGCGTTTAGATCCTATTGATTCTGATGACTATCCTGTTATCATCGAAATGCCGAGTAATTATTTCCAAAAAATTTGTAGAGATGCCAATAGATTAGTTGATAAAGTAGAAATTACTTATAGTACTGATAATCAACTATTTCTTCGGTTTGAAACAGATGGAATAATTCAAGAAACAACAATCGGCGAAAACAAAGATTACTTGAAATTTATTAAGAATGAAAAAACAGAAGAAATTATCCAAGGTGTTTATAACCTCAAGGATTTAGTGTCGTTTTCTAAATGTACAAGTATTTCTGATAGTGTTAAGCTTCATCTTAGTAATGAACATCCATTTATGATACAATACAAAATAGGTAATCTTGGTGTGATCAAATTGTTTATGGATGATGCAACCCCAGAAACAATTATTGAGGAAACAGAAGAATAAAGATACATTCCTTTTATTTTTTATTTCGTCCCAATTGCAAGTAGTCATCAATATATTCTTTCATTTGTTGCTCAATTATGTCGAAATTTCTTGACGAACAATTTGGTTCGCAATCAGAAGCATTGTGGTCACAAAAAACTTGTTTACTGATTTTAATTTTAATCTTTTTACTATCTACATTCATAATCCCTATTTGATCACCATAAATATTGATATAAGTAAAACAATCAATACCCTCGTACGTGAAAAACGTCATTTGGATAGTATTAAAGTTTTTTTCATTTTTTAATGCGTCCTGTTTAAAGTTTATTTTTATTTGTTTAATATAAGTTAATATGTCAAGAAGACAACAACGAAGTAATTTAAGACTTTATTGTTCTGAAAGATGCAATGATAGTCGTCAAATTATAAGAGTTTTCAAAGAAAATCCTGAATTACGTCAGAGATTTACTGTTATTATTGTTGATAAATATTATAGAAAATATGGAAGATTTCCTGAGGGTGTTCGTGGTACTCCAACAATCCATCTTGAATTACGTAACGAAATTGAAGTATATGAAGGAGATGATGTATTTTCATTAATCAGCAATTTAATGAAACAAATGTATGGTGAAACGGAGGATGATGAAGTTGATTATTACGATGATCGCGTTAGAGAAGTTACTGAAGATCCAGGAGTTGATCATGTTAGATACAAGGGTGGAACTAATAGACCTGAAACGTGGGGAAAGGGAACTAGTATTAACACTATTTTAGAACCAGATGAATGGCCAGAATGGGCAGTTGATGCAGATGGTGAATATGATGATGACCCAAGTATTTTCTTGGCTTCAGAAACTAGTAGTGATCCGCGTTATAATGCTCCTAAAGGACAAGATCTCATTAAACGAATGAAAGAAATGGAAAATCAACGAAAGGCAGCAGAAGAATCATATAAACAAGCAATTAAACGTCGAAGAGGAGGTCATGGTGGTAGACCTCCACCTCCACGAAGAGGACGACAACAAGAACGTCCTCAACAACAAGAACAAAGAAGAGGACGCGGTCGTGATAGAGAAATTATTGTTTAAATGTTTTAAAAGAATAGTGCGTTTATAATCACAATAACTTATACCCCCCAATAATATCATGGAACGCTCGAGATATGTGCCTATGTTCTGTAGTAAATTAACAGAACTTCTCAGTAAATTAGAAGATAGATTTCCAGAAGAGGAAGATTTCGGACTTTTACATACTGCACTTTTGTGGGCTGTACAAGCAGGACAACAAGAAAGAGTTGTAAAAGAATATCGTACATACGTTTATCAATATAGGGATGCAATTGATAAACAAGATGAAGATGCATTGTTAAAAAATGATTATAATAATGTTATTAGTGAATTAAAAGCTGATGCACAAGAGGGGAAATTGAAAGTTGAACATTTCAGAAAAATGTTTCTAAGTGAACGTGTGACAGAGAAAGATAAAACCGTAGCATGGACATACCTAAAGCTTTTGAATAAACTAATGGATGGTATTCTCCAAAATAATGAAATTTAAACAACACATTCAATTTTATACATAGTTGTTATTAAACCAATTTATTTTTTCATTTAAAGATAATTGAGTTAATAACTTAATCTCCTGCGTTATTATTTAGTTTTGATTTTTCTGATCGTAAACTAAGTATGGAAACAGCCAAAAAGAAACGTCGTGGAAGCACGATTCCTGAATTTAATAAAGCCAAAAAAAGTATTTCTTATTTCCAAAAATACCTTTTAGAATTTATTGTTAAGCTATCACAAGCATTCCCGGAAATGATTGATGAAACAAATATGAAAAGCATTATGGCAACTCTTAAACCAATCAAAGAAGACTCGCTTGATAAATATGTCAGTTTGAATGATTTGAAAAAGAGCGCTGTTTTCAAATATATGGTTGGTTATTTAGATCATGTTTTCCCGGCAATTGGTGCATTAAAAGAAAAGAAACTAGATCTTTTTGATCAAGAGAAACGAGCTGAATATGGTATTAGTAAAAAACCACTTGTTGATTTGAATATTGATTTTGTCGATATTTGGAAATCTGAATATATTACTGATCAGCTTAAAAACGTTGTACTGACATATTTAGGATTAATGGCAACTATTAGTTTTGATACAGTGGAACTTTTCAAAGTTAGTAGTAAAAATAAGCAAGCTATTACACAAAGAAAAGCTGTTAGACAATTTAAACATAAAGAAATGAAAGGGAAAATTTATGATCTTCTTGGAGAGGCTGGTAAAAACGCAAGTATTGATGTTGTTATTGATGATATTCTTAGTGAATTCGATAAGTCAAAACATCATTTACAAGCAGGTAATGCAGATCCACAAAAATTAACAGCAATGATCCAGAATTTGTATGGAAAATTAACTGATAAATATGAAGATGGAAAACTCGACGAAAAAGAATTAGTTGATAGTAGTAAGAATCTATTCAAAAATGTTATGAACAATGAAGATTTGAATTTGAAGGAAAATCTTGGTAGTGTTATCAATATGATGAAGGCTGAAGACAATGATACTAATATTCTAAAGGAAATGATGCAATCTGCTGGAGTTCCTGATGGTGTGGACTTAAGTAATATTACAGAACAACTGAAGAATAATGATAATCCCTTTGAAAAAATGATGGAAGAAATTGCAAAAACTGATAAAAAATAATGTGTGTAATTTAATTCTTTTTTTGCGAAAAATGCAACAAAATAAATATAATCCTATAATAAGTGCAGCGATGTCAGATGCTTTAATTAAAGATTTGCGTATGTCTTTAACGAAGCTTAATAGAGTCATAAAAAAGGATGTTAGTCTTGATGACGAAAATATTGTTGAATTAAAAGAATTAATTCAAGAGATTGTATCATTGACAGGTAATATAGAAGGATTTATATATTCAATGAAGGCAAAGAAAAATCCTAAAATGTTAGAAAAAATGAAAAAACAACAAGAAATAGAAAAAAAATTGTTTAAACAATTTATGCCTTTAATCATGGCATGTAATATTATGTTAAATAATGATGAATCCGAATCAAAAAATTAAGAATAAATTATTTATTTTTTTACATGATTGGTTTTGTACTTAATGACGTTTACGACGTCCTCCACCACCTGTCATTTTTTTTGCTGCTGCTTTTTGAGCAGCCTCAAGTGCTGATTTTTGTCCTGCTGTTGGTGCATCTGCCATTTCTGCAGCGAGTCCTGATGGAGTTTTTGTTGGTTGAAGTCCAAAGTGACCAAGACTTGTTGGTGCTTGTGCAGGTTTACTTTCCACTGCCTTCTTTGTCGCTTCTACCTGTTTAGCACCACTTCTAATATTTTGTTGAATACCAGCATGACAATACATGTTAAGAGCATTAACAGCTTGACATAAAGCAAGAACTGAATTATATCCAGATCCCATTTGGAATCCATCAATATCGCGAGTCAAGATAATAAGCTTGTCGCGAATATTTCTGTCAATCTTAGTCATCTTATTAATGTTAGCATTCAATTTCGATAAAATATCACTTAATCTATCCCATTGTCCTTTTGCAGTTTGAATTTGTAATCCACCAAACAATCCACCACGAACTTGAACCTGACATCCAGGTTGTTTATAAATTCCTTCACCAACGGTTTTGAGCATATTGCCCATACTCTTCGCAATGGCACCAAGATCATCAATACACTTATCTAATTTTTGAGCCTCTTCTGTTGCTTTTATTCCAAATGTACCAGTATTTGAAATATCTTCAGTAGCAAGATTACCGAAACCGGAATGTACAAGAGTTCTAATTTCATCAAGAACCTCTGTAGGATCTTTATTTATACTAGTACCAGTAATTACAAAAGCAGTTACAGAACTACTCATTTCAGCATAGATCTCATCAATCTTCTTCTTTGATTGACTAAGTTCAGTATACAATTTGTCAATTGCTGCTTTAGCAACTTCAATGTTTTTATCTTCAGAATATTGACTTCCGAAAATTTCTTTCAATGATGTGTTAAGTGAATTGAGTACTTGACTAGCAATAGTTTGTTGACATCTTTTCAATTCATTAGCTGCATTATTCATCTTGGAACATTTTTCATTTGTAGGATCTTCACACTTAGTATGTTCAGCCCGAGCCATAGTTTCAAGTACACAAGCATATAATGCCATTTGACGTCCACCTTCCAACATAGCATGAAGTGCATCAAGTGTAAGAGCCTTAATGACATGTTTGCGGGTTACCTTAATTTTTTCGACATCATTACCGCGACTTAAGTTTGCTAATTGATCCAAGAATTGATAGACATCCTTTGGTAATGCATTGTCATCCAGAATTTCGTTTTGCAAGTATTTAAGTGACAATTTTCCAGCCTCTTCCAAGTTCCCTGCTGGAATCTTGCTCGTATCCTTGTCTTCAAGTTCTTTTTGGAATCGAGCAAGTTCCTCCATAATAACACCACTTGTTGTGCTTTGAAGAATGCCTTGATCAATGCTCTTTACTTTAGATAAATGGTCATCAATACGAGTCTTCAATCCATCAATGTAATTATTAATAACAGTTGTTGCTTGACCCATCATGCTGTTTGCTTTAGAAGAAAGATCAGCTCCACCAACAGTCTTTACTTGTCCTGATGGAAGTACTTCTTCTAATTGGTTTTTGATTTGGAACCAAACATTAAGCAAATTAGATGTAACACGGTTAACCCAAGTCGTAAGTTCACGATAAGTTCCAGGTGCAGATGATTGAGGAACTTGTTGATTCATAGCATCACGAACGGCACCTAAAACAACAAGCTTATCCTTAATATCATACGTAGTAGCATAAACAACAATAGCCATCTTATTAAGCCATTGCATCATAGCCATATTGTGTTTGATATCAATACTGGATACCTCTTCAAGAAGACCACGTTGCTTAGCAAGCTTATCTTCTACTTCATTTAAGAGCGAGACAACATGGTTCAAAGCTTGTTGTCTTTGTTGAACTAGAATATTAAGTTTAACAATCGTGTTAGAATCAGCTTTAGCTCCAGGTTTTAAGAGTTCAGAAATTCCATTATTATGTTGCGTTAATTGCTCAAATGCTTCTGCTAATTCAGTACGAAGATTACTTCCACCGTCACTTGGTGCGCCAGTACCTAATCGTCTAGCAATAACAGCAAGATCTTCCTTAATATCATCTAAGCGAAGTTTTTCGCGTCCACTAAGTTGGTTGTTAGCAGTGTACTTAGAAACAGCATAAGCCATACGCATATATTCAGTAATGAATGCACGCATTTCCAAAATCAAACTAAGTGCAAGATTGCGTGCCTTTTCAGCCAAAACAAGTTGAGATTGACTAGTACGCAAGTTAAATTTACCAAGTTGTTCTTGAACCTCTTTCAGAGAAACACGTTCATGAATGAAATCCATACGTTGCAAAAGAGCATTAGTTCTTTCGACAAGATCAAGACTGAGACCACTAACATATTGAATAGCCTTGGAACATTTTTGAGCGTTCTTTGATGCATCAGAATTTTCATCAGGGTTCTTCAAGATTTCAACAACATCAATCTTTTTGTAAGCACAAAGGTTATCGACCTTGTTAACTTGCATAAGTAAAGTCTTGACAGCGTCACCAAATTCATTATTAGCTTGACGGAGATCAGCAGCATCTTGACTGTTTGTTCCAACCTTACGAATAGTCTTAGCGAAAATATTGCGAATCAATGAATTTTGTGTCTCAAAACTGCGAGCAGCTTCATGAACAACCTTATACAATTTCTGATAAGCACCAATGTTACTGAAAAATGCATTAAGAATATATTCCTTAGCAATTTGTCCGTCAAGTTTTTCCCAGTAACTATCAGCATCACCCATGGGTCCTCCCATCTTTGTAATTTGAGATTTAATCATATCTTCACGCTTAGTATTAAGAACAAGTTCAATCTTAATTCGCTCCATAGGATCAGAAGTACGTTGATAAGCCAAAGCACGAGCTTGAGCGAGTTCTTGATCAAGAACCTTCATAAATTCTTGCAATGTGTATCGCTGAGTGATCATGTAAGCCAATCCAGCTCCACCACGTTGTCCTTTTGTTTTCTTAGATCCCTTTGCCTTCTTTACACTATCACGCACTGATGCCAAAGCTTTGGTTAATTCTTTATCCAACTTAGATCCTCCAACAGCGTTTGCCTTTTCACCAAGTTCAGAACGAATAGCTTTAGCTAGCATACCAAGTGTAACTTGTTTTTGTGCAGCACCACCGCTTTGAGTACTACCACTTATGATATCTGATTGTCCTGAAGCATAACTTGCTACACTACTGACTCTTTGTCTTTGCTTCATTGAACCAACGCGATGTGGTTCCGGATCATCGGGATCAAACCCTTCCCAATCAGCAGGATACATCTTACGATCAATCATCTCATCACCTTCACGAACAAGCTTACCAACCTTGAGTTGATCTCTAATTTCATCACGCATTCCTTGACGATCGAGTCCAGTTGAACGTGCAACAAGTGCACGTTGTACATTTTCTTTAGCAAATTGTTGATGTTGTTTAGCCAAAGAATCAGCAATACCAACAGTTTCGTTCTGAATATCAATAAGAGCATGCATATTCTTCTTCAAATTCTTTTCAGCAGCCTTTTGTGTTCCAACTTGAGATCTAGCATAAAACTCACGCAAAGCATTAAGTGATCGTGAATGCTTTTCGAGTTCCTTGGCAGCACTCATTTGCTTCACAATTGCACTAGCAATTCCTTTTTGTTGTTCCAAACTTTGATTATCAAGTTCCTTCATCTCTGCGCTACGTACAACATTATTTAAGGCTTTGTAAAGCAACATCAAAAGCTTAGAATACTTCAACTTATCAGTAGCAGCTTGTTGTTGTGCTTTAATGTAATCAATATGAGAGTTCATCTTCTTAATATCGGCATTCTTAACTGCAGCTAAATGAGAAACACAGAAATCCATATCTTCATCAGCTTTGCTAATACAATCTGTTAATTCAGTCACTAGTGTTCCAGTATCCTTAACATGTTCCTTCAACATATGCTTCAATGTCTTTTGATCACTAGCAAGTCCAAGAATCTTGGGGTGATGCATAAGAATAAGATTATCTTTGCGTCCAAGATTCTTTTCTTTTGCACTAAGCATATTAACCTCTTGTTGCAAGTTTTTAATTTCAATACCAAGAGCTCTAGAAACCTTATTAGCAAGATGATACATATCTTCAAAACTACCAACCGCATTATAAGCGACATGGAAATTGGGATCAACTGAGTTAAGTTTTCTGTATTCACGCTCAATATCGGAAATTTGACTCTTAAGTCCCTCAAGATTTCTGTGGTTCTTGTTGAGTTCTCCAATACTATGTTCGAAAATCCTAAGATATTCCTTAATGTTATCAACAACACGTTCCATATGAGCAGCATTAATAGTCATATCGTATTGATCAAGAGAAGTATCTCTTTGAGCAGCCTCAATTAAATTACGTTCAAGAGCCATTAATGAATTAAGTTGACTTAAGAGTTCATTAATTACCTTAATACGTTGGTTATTGAGGGTCTTGAATTTGTGTTGGAACATCAAGAGTTTCTTGACAGTTCCTTGGTAAGTTTTGTCACTATAAATTTTTTGTTTAAGTAACAAATTTGATTTAGTTTCAAGTCCATACCGTTTTTCGAGAATTTTACGAAGACGACCAAGTTCAGTCATTGAGTCAATTTCTCCGGACAAAACATTAACAAGATCAATTGCCATAAGGTAATATTTCTTGAAAAGTTCTTCAGTAATGCCCCAGTTAGTTTTGTGTAATTGTTTAATTTTCATAACTTCGAAATCACGATCACTGAGACTATCAATAAGAGTACTTACAGCCTTTAGTCCACCAAATAACATTTTATTATTTTGTTGGATTTTTTCAAGAACTTCAACAAATTTAAATGAAGGACCCTGGAGTTTGCGCACAATAGGATCTTTGTTGGCGTTCTCTAAATAAACTAGTTTGAACATCTGTGCTCGTTATAATATACTGGGATAAAAAAATAAATCAAAAGTTAATTTAATTCAAGACATTTCAAACTTCTTTGGATTATTTTCCAACAAATAAATAGTAACATGAAAAAGGGCGGAAGTGGATCACGAAAAAATAAATCTAGTAATATTTGTGCCCATCATATTACAGGAAAAGATGCTGAATTGACTTGCTTCGACAAACAAGCGCTTATACGTATTGCTGAATCATTAAATGATAAAAAAGGAACTCAACTTATCAAAATTCAGGGACGTAGCAAAGAAGACTTATGGAAACAAATCCAAAAAGTAATGCAGAAAAAATGTGGAAATGATGAAGTTTGTTGGGCAAAAAATACTGGTCAACGTTCTTTAATTAAGGAACATTTTAAACCAGTACGTCCAAAAGGTGGAAGATATGCTTGGTTATCTAGTTTAGACATCGAGGACATTATGAGACAATATGAAAAGAAATATAAAGATTTCATATTCTTTGGTCCATTACCAAGTGATTTCGATAAAATAATTACAGAATTGAAAGGACAGGAATTGAAAAGATTATGTACCAAAGGAATCAAAAGAATAGGTATTGTTCTGAATACTGATCCACATAATAGACCAGGACAGCATTGGGTAGCATTTTTCTTTGACTTAACTGGTCCAAAAGCTAGTATTGAATATTATGATCCACTAGGAAAACCACCATTTAAATCAATAAATGAATACATGAAGAATCTATCTATTTACCTGTATATGAAAATGAATAAAGAGGCTATTCGTAAAATAAATAAAGAACCTCATCAACGTAAAGATGGTCAATGTGGTGTATTCTCAACAGCTTATATCGTGAAAAGACTAAATGGTAAATCGTTCGAAGATATTATGGTCGATAATATAATGACAGATGGAGGAATGGCTGATTGTAGGGATTATTATTTCCGTGATTAAATGAAAATACTAAAAAATTTATCAACCTGATCCATAAACTAGACCAATGTAAATTCATTTACAATTAACTGGGGATATTCCTTTTTTTTGTCAAATATAATTAAATGAGTATCAAATACGATGAAGATTTAGTATTTGTTCCTATGACTGACTATGGTATTCTCACTAAAAATATTCTTGAAGTAATGTGCCAAAATGAAGATATAATTGAAGATTCAAGCAATTTCTTAAGTAAGTTTATTGAAAAACTAGAAAAAGAGTTACCACTAAAATCAATTAAATTTACTGATCCAATTTTTAATATTGTTGAACCAGACACATTATCAGCTTATAAATATAACAAATTATTCAGTAATTTTGTTGGTAAACCTATTGAAACTATGGAAGAAATGACATGGAGAAAATATATACATAATCTTTTATATGATTTCATTACATCACAATCAGAAAACATGAATAGACAAATAGAAAATGTCAATAGAAAAGACATAGATTATCAAATTGAAAATAAAATTAGAGATATAAAAGCTAGGACTCCAGATAAAATTAAAAATTATGTAATCAAACTATATAATTATAATCAATCATTAATAGATGCATTTTTATTATCCTTTATAGTTAACTCTTATAAGATTCCTAGACAAACTTTGGTATATAGGGGAATTTCTGGTCGTTTTGGAAACCTTACTAAAAAAAGAGATGAAAATATTGATGATTTAAGTTATAAAATTTTTAAATTAGATACGCTAATGCGTAATATAAATGATATTGATCCAGCAATCTTAAGTAATAAATATGTTGAATTACTTAAGTTTGAAGACATCAATTTAGTAGATGATGAAGATGAATATATCAAGACTCGATTGATTGAAAGAAGTATAAATATAGATAACTACAAAATAGGTAAATATACAAATAAGATATATTTTATATTAGATGGTATTTTTAAGGTAGATTATATGAAAAAGAAGAAAAGTGAGGATTTAATTAAAGATTTTACTGAATTGATGCAATTACCTATTGAAATTAATAAACTTTTAATTGATCTTTATTCAGAAAGAAATAAGGATTTTATTGAACATTTTAAAAAATATCCAAATGATTCCATAACTTCAAGACGTTTTTGGTCAACTAGTTTATCTGAAAAAATAGCATCATCAGACTTCTTTACTGACAAAAAGGAATGTTGCTTATTAACAATTGAAATACCTAAAGGAGCCCATGCTATGTATATTAATGGATTAAATAATGAAGCAGAAATACTTGTTGCGCCATGTGTCGAGTATAAATTACTAAATCATGATGTAAATAAAAACACTATGAAATTAAAATATGTTAATACGACAAAAGAAAATACAAAAGAAGATTGGGAATTATTCAAAGAAGTTATAAGATTAAAAGTTATAAGAGAGGTCGTTTTAAGTCATGATGATAAATTAATTATGGTTCAAAATTTTAATGTTGTCGAAGAAAAATTAATTAAAAAAATGAAAGAATATCTTGCTTGTTAACCTTTTTATTCATTCTTTGTCACTACTTCTTTTCAACTTGTGTAACACAACATGTTTTTTTGACAAAAACTGCATTAAAACAGTCAACCATACATTGTCTATATTCTTTTCCATTTGTATAACAAACTCTATTACAAATAGAGTACTTCAAATTTATCTCTTTTTCGGTGTCCATACTTGTATTTCGATTAAAAGACAGTTCAATTTTTATTAAGTACAAACAGACATGAAACGGTTGCGAAAAGTAACTATTCAAAACAAACATGACGAGATACCAATGAATATACGTGGTGGGTATGTACCACTAATTGAACCAGGTCATAGTGTAGAGGATACTTTCTTTTCCAAGGAAAATATGAAAAAGGTTTACAGAGAAATTAAAGCAGCAAGTAAACTTCCACTAAATACTAATTTTGTTGATGTTTTGTTAATTATAATGAATAAAACATGGTCATTACCCGAAATGCGCAAAGGAATAATGACAATAGATCATGACTCCGCGATTCAGCATTTAAATCATGTTGCAAAAGAAAAGGGATTGATGTTTATTAGTAATCAATACGAAAAACAATCAAAGTTAGAAGAAGTAGAAAAAACAAAAAAGAAGATTAAAAAATTGTACAATCAATCCACAAATAAAGAGCATTTTCAAACACTAGTACAATCACATATTCCGCTTGACAAATTAAATGCACTTTTACAAGCGGCAAAAAAGGGAATTGTTGATGAAGACGAAATTGCTCAGTTTATTAATGAATATATTCAAAAACAACATAGAAAAAATATCAAAAGAAGTGGATACATCGACGATAGTCCAAGTAATGAGATAGCTGTTGATCAAGAAAGCAATTTAAAATATAATTTTGCACTAGGAGAATCAACTAAAACATATTTTATAAGTATTGATAGCAGAAACAGAAATGTAAGAAACTGGAAATTGCCAAACAGATACAGATTCGAGTTTGTAGCAATTGATAGTGAACTAACATCGAGATCACAGGTTTATGATCTAATTAAGTTAACTAATATTATTGAAGTAAGGTTATTAACTGCTACATTCAGCAATTTCTCACTGTTAGTATCGCCGGCTTCAGAAGATCCATATATCTTTATGGACCTAGATGAAGTTGAAGGGAATACTCATGCATCATTTCCATTTGGATTCAGAGTGTTTGGTCAATTAGAAAATGTAGAAAGCAGAACAACATTAAATAGATATGTTGGACTTGGCACTACTTCTTGTGTAAGAGTATATAATATCAGACAAACTAAGGCATCACTCAGCAGTCTTACTATTAATTTGTTGGATTTAACTGGTCAACCATTTGATTTCGGTCCTGACGGATTCAATGTTACAAATGCCACAGCTGCTTCTCCAACTGAATTAACAGTAAGCGAACCGCATGATCTTATTAATGGAGATAGAGTTTATATTGTTCAGGGATTCGATAACGGAAATGAATTAGAAACTGATGAAGTTAATAATCCACGAGGACAAATTATTACAGTAACTGGTGCAACTACTTTCACTATTCCTGTGGCATTAACAGCAGTAGGAAGTGGTGGGTTTGTTATAGTTGCTAAAAGACAGCATAATTTTGTCTTTGCCGTCAAACAGTTGTCAGAACGTGATGCTTACGAATATCCAAAACAACCTATTCCAATTAATTAAAAAATAAACAATCTTTAAATTATTAATGCCATATTTTATTCCAAATGTTTCTTCTAAAGCGAGATTTCCATTCATCTTTGTAATAATAAGTTGGGATCACGTGTGTTGACATAATTGGTAATTCTCGTGAACAACCATCACATTGATCATAAACACCGGGATTGAGCATATTTTCTTTCAAATTAAGATCTTTTTTTTTATGACGACTCTTAGAGCCGCCTTGACAGGAGTCACAAATAGTATCTCCCCATTGATTTTTATAGTGTGTATCATCAATCCAATTCTTAATACCTATTTCTCCATTTACATTCATAACTGATTTTTCGTCTTGTGGTCCGAAACTATTTACCATTTCGTCTTTACGTTTATTATATTGAAATGGTATTCTCCATTCCATTAAATCTGTAGGCGTCGGAATCTCTCCATATATTAAATCTGAAGAGGTTCCATATGCAGGATTTGCAAATATTTTATTAATACCATCAGGCATAGGACCTCTAGCATATTTAGGATTATTAAATAATGGTTCATTACTGAATGGTTCCGCCTTAATAGTCCATGTTCTTGGATCAACGCCACCATGTGTTGATGGTTTCACTAATTTCTGAATATTTGCTATAATATTGTTTGTAAGTAACAAACCAACAATTAGTCCAATAACTCCTCCAATTATGAAAAATAATAATACTGAAGCCCATGAAGTCTCAGCCATTGCTTTATTATTGATACAGAAAAAAAGGGCTTAAAACAAAAAATTGAAAATATCTAATTTTATACAAAAATGAATCAAGAAGTTATCACATTTATTTCTGGACTTATTAGCAGTACATCGCTGTTAATTATAATATTTAATCTATAATAAATCCTTTTGAAGGGTTTTCTTTTTTATTTAAAAAATAGATTTAATATATAAATAAATGAAACCAACAGAAGGACAGTGTAGTATTTGTCTAAACGATTTTACTCCAGAAAATAACAGTAATTGTATTCAAACATTATGTTGTGAGAAATATTTTCATAAAGATTGTATTGAAAAATGGACAGGAACTTGTCCTATTTGTAGAGGTATTTGGAAAGAAGGATTACAACCTAGAACACCAGTTGTAACTTATCCTGAAGATTTTACTGAAGGTACAAGACAAAGACATGGATTACTTTCATTAAGAAGAACATTATTTGGTAGAGAAATTTCAGTTACGACTTCAGTTACAACTTCAGTTACGACGTCAAGACATTATCCAAATGTACCACCTACTTTTAGAGAAACAAATTGGACAACTACATACCAAACTTCATACAGAGATCCTAATACTGTTGTAGATAGACCTCTTGCGCGATTTTAAAATTGATTTAAAGTACAATTATTTTTTAAGTAAGACATAATGTTTACTTATACGATCAATTTAGATAATCATGAAAAAGTTAAAGTAGATCATAAATTTAATAAATCTTTAATTGCACATATTATTGATATCAAATATTTTAATAATAATTTGTACAATGCAATTAACTTTCTAACAAAACAGTATCCAAATTGTAATTATCTTTATGAAACAACTATTAGATATCCTCAAGTTTGTGGTCGACTGGCTAATAATAAGTGTTTTATTTGTAAAAAAACGACAGAAAAGAAGATTTGTATAATCCTTCCATGTTGTTCAACACTCGTTCATATAAATTGTTTTAAAAAATTTTATACAGATAAACGTAAATATATCTGGAAATTTCCTCAGAAATTAACTGATTCTGTACGATTTAGATTATTAACAAATGATGAAGAAGAATATTATCAAAAAAATATTAATGATTACGATTTCCCAGAATGTATTTGTGAAAAAGAACTTCACAATGAATTTGAATATATTTATGATGGGCAAAATTGGGTCATAACAAAATATGATACAGGTGAAGAAAGGGTTCCATATTTGGGAAGATATATGTTGTATGATATCAAGAAACTATTTAGAAATCCTACAATAAAAAATAGTGGATATATATTTAAAAGATATCGTGATCATTGGTCAGTCTTTGATTATAATACAAAGACTGAAAAAAAACTTGATTATCGTCGGGATTACAATTTATTTGATCTTGCAAAACTATTTTCCACTACAAAAGCTTCATTTATTGATAAAATCGAAGTATCATTCATAGATCCTGAATACGGTATACGCGTAACGGATACACATTATACTAAGTGGAGAGAGGTGTGGGATGAATTAACACAGTCTTAAAGACTTTAAAGAATAATAAATAAAAATGCCAGGCGGGTTAATGCAATTAGTTGCATTAGGAGTACAAGACATGAGATTAACACATGAAGAATCTTTTTACAGAGCTTTCCCAGAACAAGTTTGTGAAAAGAAATTCATTGAAGTTCATGTACGACATGGTGAATGTCCAATTTGTTTAGAAGATTTTGAAGACTCACATAATCGAGACATACCAAAGGAAAAAACAGACGAAGCTCTAGGAATTGTAGCAAATTGTTGTGGAATTATTATTCATAAATCGTGTGCAGATCAAGTAGTAGAAGTACAAAATTCTGATAAATGTCCACATTGTCGACAATGTATGAAAAAAGAAGTTTAAAATTGAATAAGCATTATATTATTTTTTTAAAGATAATTATGGATGTTATTGTAAAAATGAATAGACG